ACCCAACCCGCTTGAACTTAGAGACGTTGCGTTGCGTTGCGCGTTGCACCAGAGGGGGTGGCGGCATGGCCAAGCTCTGCGAGTGCGGGTGTGGGGTCGAGTTCAGCCCCGTGCGCAGCGACGGACGGTTCGCCTCAACCACATGTCGGAGCCGCGCGTTTCGCAAGGCCAAGGCCAACGCCGCCGACGCCCAGCTCGCCGCCGACGCCACGGTGGTGTCGATGGTGGGACGTAAAACCAAGGCCTCAGCTCCCACGGCGCCCACGACTCCGGGTGCCGGCGGGGTGGAGAAGGCGACGACCCGCGAGCTTGGCGACGCCCTCGGCACTTCGCTGGGGCAGCAGGCGCTCGTGCTGGCACGACGGCTCGACCAGGCGACCGACACGGGCTCGGCGCTGGCTTCGATCTCCAAGCAGTTGATCACCGTCACTGCGGCCGCAGTCCGGGAGAAGGCTCCCGACGCCGAGAACGACCTGGTCGGCACGGTGCAGGCCGAGGTTATCGCCATGCGGCAGCGGTTCGCCAATGCCGGCGCCTGACCTGCTGCAGCCGGCCTACCTGCTCTCCCCGCCCTACGACTACACGCTCGGTGCGAAGGTCGCGCAGATCGCGGAGGTTGCCGAGATCCCGCCAGACCTCGAGCAGCAGCTCGGCATCGATGCGATGTTCGGTGAGCGACGCGGGTTGCCGGTGGTCTTCGAGGGTCTGGTGGTCGGCGGACGGCAGACGTTCAAGTCGGTGCTGTGTGAGCAGGTCTTCCTCGGCTGGATGTTCGTCACCTGCGAGCCGGCCGCGACGTGGTCGGCTCACCAGCACAAGACGGCCCGGGAGAACTTCGAGGATCTGGCTGGGCGGATCGAGGGCACCCCGACGCTGTCGCGCCACGTGCTGCAGATCAAGGACGGCGAGGGCTCAGAGGACATCATCCTGAAGGGTGGCCAGTACAACCGCGGCCGCCACTTCCCGTTCGTCACCCGCTCCACCCGGGCGGGTCGTGGGCGCAAGTCCGCGAAGCAGATCTGGGACGAGTACCTCTACGTCACCAAGACCCACGAGGGCACCCTGATGCCCGCCATGTCGACGTTCCCCGACGCCCAGCGGTTGGGCGCCACCTCGGCCGGGCTGGGCGGATCCGCTCGAGCCCGCTCACTCCGGGACCGCGGCCGCGCGATGGACCTCGCCGCCGAGCCCCGGTTGTTCTACATGGAGTTCTGTGACGACCTCGGCGGCGAGTGTGCGGCCGGGCCCGAGTGCACGCACATCTACGGTCAGGTCACCGGCTGCCGCTATGACGATGAGCCTCGCTGGTGGCGCGGCAGTGTCGGCCTGCACCGCGGCCGGATCACGATCCAGTATGTCCGCGACGAGCGGCGCTCACTCGACCCCGGCGAATTCGGCCGGGAACGACTGGGCTACTGGGACGAGCCGACCGGGGATGACGCACTGGTCGGCATCGAAGAGGAGTCATGGACGGCGCTGGAGAACCCGGGGTCGAACATCGTCGGTGAGGTCATCTTCGGCCTGGACGTGAACCCGATCCGGTCGTGGTCCTCGATCATCGCCGCCGGCATGAACGCCGACGGACGTAAGCATGCCGAGCTGACGACCCGCAAGGGCAAGGACGGCGAGCTGACTCTCGACCATCGGCCGGGCACGACGTGGCTGCTGCCGCGGTTCAAGAAGCTGGCGAAGGCGTTCCCCGGTGCGCAGGTCAGGATCCTTGCGAAGAGCCAGGCGGAGACCTTCGGCCCGAGGCTGGAGCGGCTCGGCTTCCGGGTTGAGTACATCCAGCCGGGCGACTGGCCCGAAGCGGTAGCCGACGTGGTCGACGCGATCGCGATGGAGGAATTGGCCCACCTGGGCCAGACCGAACTCGACCTCGCCGTCGGGTCGGCGGTGCTGGTCAGTGTCGGCGAGGAGCGTAACCGGTGGGGTCGTCGGAAGTCCGACGGCGAGATCGGTCCAGTGGTGGCGATGACCGCCGCCCTATCTGGGGTCGGGGAGTCCGGTCCGCACATCTGGTGACGAGAGGGGCGGCGTGAATCCCGAACGTATCGAACTCGCCGGCCTGGTGCTGGTGGTGCTGGCGATCGCGGCCGGCATCACCGCAACCTTCGTCCTGGCCGGCTGGCCTTGGGCGCTGGTCACCTTCGCAGTCTCGGCCGTCCTGGGCGGCGTGTCCCTGATCCGCACCGCGGCGCTCACCCCGCCCACTGAAACCCCGAAGGGTGGTGAGTCAGCGTGACCCTGTTCGCCCCACTCATCCGCAACTCGCTGGAGAACCCGCAAGTGCCGATCTCCTCCGCCGAGGTCTCCAAGTTGTTCGATGGGTTGCCTTCGAACGCCGGCCCGTTCGTGAACGAGCAGAAGTCGCTCACCATCGCAGCCGTCTGGCGTGCGGTGAACCTGATCGCAGGCAGTATCGCGGCACTCCCGCTGCACGCGTACAAGACCGTTGGGGACACCCGGGAGCAGATGCCCGCAGGCAGTCGCGCTGCGATGCTGCTCGACAATCCGCACCCCGACATGACCCGGTTCGAGTGGCTGGAGTTGCTGCTGGGTCACGTGCTCCTCTGGGGCAATGCCTACGCGTTCCTGACCTTCTCCGGAGTCAGGAACGAGCCGAAGCTGATCCCGATGCACCCCTCGAAGGTGAAGCCCTGCCGGCACAAGAAGGACGGATCGAAGTACTACGAGATCGACGGCATGGAGGGCGAGTTCACCGACGCCAACCTCCGCGGTGCCGACGACCGGGCACGAGTGCTCCACATCCCCGGCTTCGGCTACGACGGCACTAAGGGCATGTCCGCGATCAAGGCCGCTCGGCAGAGTCTCGGCCTGGCACTGGCGGCTGAGGAGTTCGGCGCACGGCTGTTCGCGAACGGCGCCCTGTCTACCGGCATCGTAACCACCGAGAAGTCGATCGGCGATCCGCAGATGAAGGCGCTCGCAGCCCAGTGGAAGCAGAAGCGCAGCGGCCTCGACAAGGCGTTCGACACGATCTTCCTCGACGGCGGCCTGAAGTACCAGCAGTTGACGATCCCGCCCGAGGACGCCCAGTTTCTCCAGTCCCGGAGCTTCCAGATTGACGAGATTGGACGCTGGTACGGCGTGCCCTCGTTCATGCTCAACTCCACCGAGAAGTCGACGAGCTGGGGGACCGGGATCGAGCAGCAGCAGATCGGCTTCCTGAAGTTCACCCTGCGGTCCTGGCTGGAGCGGTTCGAGCAGCGGTTCACCAAGATGCTGCCGCCTGAACCGGCCTACGCGAAGTTCAGCGTCGAGGGCCTGCTGCGTGGCGACTCGGCTGCACGCTCAGCCTTCTATCGCGAGATGTGGGGGATCGGGGTCTTCTCGGTCAACGACATCCTCCGGTTCGAGGACATGGCCCCGGTTGCTGGCGGCGACGTCCACTACGTGCCTCTCAACATGGCCGCCCTCGGCGCGACCGATCCCACGACAGGAGTCCCCAATGCCTGAACGCTTCCGCTTCCGCAATGAGATGCCCGCACCGGGTACCCGGGCGTCCGTCCTCAACTACGTTCCGCCGGCCGAGGGCGATACCCCCGGCGAGGTCGTGCTCCGGCTCTACGACCCGATCGACAGTTGGGGTGGTGACTGGGGTGTGAGCTCGAAGGAGTTCGCGACCGTGCTCGCGGCACTGCCGAGCGATACCACCACGATCAGGCTGCACATCAACAGCCCGGGTGGCGAGGTGTTCGAGGCGGTCGCGATCCTCAACCAGCTCCGTGCCCACCCGGCGAAGGTGGTCGCGGTGGTCGACGGGTTGGCCGCCTCCGCTGCCAGCTTCCTGGCCGCCGGCGCCGACGAGCTGATCATGGGCGCGAATACACAGCTGATGATCCACGACGCGTGGGGCATCACGATTGGCGACGCCACCGACATGCGCAAGGCCGGCGACCTGCTTGACCGGCTGAGCAACAACATCGCCTCCATCTACGCGGCGAAGGCCGGCGGCACGACCGAGGACTGGCGCACAGCGATGCTCGCCGAGTCGTGGTATTCCGCCGACGAGGCGCTGTCCTCCGGTTTGGCCGACTCGATCGCCGGAGAACCTGTTGACGCCCCGGCCGCGAAGGATGCGCTGCCGGAGTGGAAGTACTCCAGCAGGGATGAGGCGCCGGCGCCGATGATCGCCGCCAAGGGCGGGTTCCCCTCGCGGAGAGATTCCCACGCGGAGGGCATTCGGAAGTACCACGGCCTCGACTGAGGCTGATCCACCACAGAAACCAGACCACCTGGGCGGCATCAGGCTGCCCGGGAAAGCCCGCTTGCGGGAGGAAAGGAACAACCGTGTCTGACACGATGAAGCTCCGCGAACAGCGGGCGAACATCTGGGAGCAGATGAAGGCTCTCAACGGCGTGGCCAAGGCCGCTGACCGCGACTTCACCGCCGAGGAGGCGGCCTCCTACGACAAGATGGAAGCCGACCTCGACGCCCTCAGCAACCGCATCGAGCGGGACGAGAAGCAGGCCAAGCTCGAAGCCAAGCTCGAGCGCAGCACCGACGCCCCATCCGGCCTGTTCGACCAGGTCGAGGACGTCGACATCGACGAGGCCAAGTTCGAGGCCGCGTTCAACAAGTTCATCCGCAACGGGATGGGCAGCCTGCGCGGCGAGGACCGGCAGATCATGGACGCCAAGTTCGAGGCCGACAAGCGGATCAGCAACGCCGCCGGCGTCGGCACCGGTGCGGCCGGTGGGTTCACCGTCGCGCCCGGCTTCCGTCAGGTCGTCATCGAGACCATGAAGTACTACGGCCCGATGCTGGTCGAGTCCGAGTTCATCAACACCGACACCGGTGCGACGATGACCTGGCCGACCAACGACGACACCGGCAACATGGGTGCGCTGCTCGCTGAGAACGCGACCATCACCGCGCAGGACGTCACCTACGGGCAGGGCCAGCTCGACGCGTACATGTACACGTCGAAGCTCGTCCTCGCGTCGCTGCAGTTCCTGCAGGACAGCCCGAACGCGGACGCATGGCTGGCCCGCAAGCTGGGGGAGCGCCTCGGCCGCATCCTGAACTCACAGTTCACGGTCGGCACTGGCACCACTCAGCCCGACGGCATCGCCCTCCCGGCTGCCACGGTGACTGGCTCCGGCTCGCTGGCGACCACGGGTGGCATCGTGTACGCCAACCTGATCGACCTGATGGAGTCGCTCGACCCGGCCTACGGTGCGGATCCCGACTGCAAGTGGATGATGCACCAGACCGCCCGCAAGGCGATCCGCAAGCTGGTGGATACCACGGGCCGTCCCATCTGGGAGCCCTCGCTGCAGGCCAACGTTCCCGACACCCTGATCGGGCGTCCGGTGCTGATGAACAACGACCTGGCGACGGTCGCGCAGAACTCGAAGTCCTTGGGCTTCGGTTCGATCAAGAAGGCGTACATCGTCCGTGAGGTCGCAGGCGTGCAGCTGATGCGCCTGACCGAGCGCTACGCCGACAACCTGCAGGTCGGGTTCTTCGGCTTCGCCCGGTACGACGGCACCCTCCAGGACGCCGGCGCATTCAAGACCTTCCAGGTCACCCCGACCGCCTGATCCGATC